TTCCTCTGTGGCTGAATGGTACAAAAACGTTGAAGGAAACTCTTGTCCCAGTTTATAAACAGGCTCATAATTAAAATTTATAGAGTAATTGACCGACTTTAAAATACCCGTTTCGTCAGAACTTGTGATCGTAGCCGGAGACTGAGCAGTCATAAAAGAAGAATAAGCCGAGTGCCCCACCCCAGAAGCCAAAGCCGAAGCCGGACTCCTAAATAAAGATTGAGCCTTGAGCTCTCCAGACGCTGGAATATTTTCTCCCGAGCCAAAAAGCTCAAAGTTAACGCTGCATTGAACAGGGGCGTAAGGTTCAAGAGAAACGGAGTAGGAAGTCAGCAACCCCTCTCCGCTTATACCGCCGAACACCAAAGACACACCAGAAGATTGCGAAGCCTTTGTTGTTTTGAGCCCACTTGCTACGCCGTTTATTATATTATAGTCGCCCTTCGACTTAAACCTTTCGTTAGTAATACCTGTAAGAACAGGGGTATAGGAAAAAGAGACACTCGCAGTCCTAGCTCCTTGAGGGGTCTGCTCCGCAACTCCCTTTTTACCAATTGAGTAAACTGGTTGCAAATCCGCAGTTTCGCTAAGAGAACAGTCGTACGCTAAGATTTTTTCGGTCCGAGAACCGTACCGAATCGTCAGCGGAATTTGATCATATCTTATCGAAGCCATTTTTCTATTTTACACTCTTAATACTGTTCCTTTTAAAACAAAGCTTATTTGCACGTTCCCGTTCATATCTGACTGATACTGTTCGGACACTAAAAGCATATTCCTAAACGAGAAGGTTTTGATGTTTTCCGTTGAGTTGTTTTTGTTTATAGATATAGAAACGTCCCTAAAAGAAGTTTCTTCCGGGACAAATCTAATATTTTTTATTTTATAATCATCTGCGTCTATTGAAAACTGCATCGTTATATCCAAAGGGGATTCAGAAACCACTTCGGATGGGGTTTTATCGTTAAAAGCATAAACAGCAGTTCTTGGTGTTTGAATATCTAAAGAATAACTATTTACTCTATTTGTATTGAATTCGTCTAAATTTATATTTATTGAGTTATAGCCAGCTATTTTTAATTCCGTATCATGAGGAGTTATTGTTTCAAAATTTAAATAATCACCTGTCCCCATTTCTCCGTAAATGTCAGCGCCCATGCCTAAAGACGGAATCTCTCCTATAGAACAAGAAGAAGAATAGGAGGTCAAGTAAGCCTCTGTAAATTTAACGTTTTGGTTTTTATAGTCCACCTGACCGCTAAACGGAAGTTCTCCTGTGAACTGTATAAAGAAATCGTCATAGACCATTAAGCTATTTGCTTGAATAGACGCTGTCTGAGGGGCTCCGGGGGCATAAATAACCTTATTGAGCCCCAGCGTCGTGATCGGTTGCGCCGTTGACTCGTAACCAAAAGAAAGACTCTGAACTGCGTTAATTCCAGTTCCGTTTACCGCCAATTTCTGGCCTTCTCTCCTTATCCTTGACAACATCTACTCTATTTACACTTTTTAGTGTAATATTTTGAGAGGTTTAAGGAAAAATGGCTGACGAAAACAGTATTTATAACATTACGGAGCATAGCGATAGCGTTACTTACTCTAAAGACGATATCGTAGCCAAATTTGAACGCTTTACCCCCTCAAATGTCCCTAAAAGCGTAAAATACTACTACAGTACATCAAATAACAACCTAGCGAACACCCCTTCTTCTGACTCCCCTCTCTGGGGCGGGGTTACTGTTGCTTCGAACGGAAAAAATAAACCAAATTTTATCTGGAACCCCTCTTATAACACGACCGTAGAACATAGCCCTAAAACGGTAAACATAGTCTTCGGCAACGGATATGAGCAAAGGTTTCAAGACGGAATTTTTAACGACCTTATAAAGCTTTCTCTTAGATTCGAGCATAGAGACATAAAAGAATCAAAAGCTATAAACCATTTCTTAAAAGCCAGAAAATCAGTAGAGTCTTTTATCTTCGAGGATCTTCCTGAGCCCCACAACGACGCTGGGTACAAGAAACTTTTTGTATGTAAAAGTTGGAATAGTGAATTTGTCTTCTATAATAACTATACAATATCAGCTGAATTCATTCAGGTAAACAGATAATGGCAAAAGATTATCATATAATGGACAAAGGTCAGGCTAGGAAATCCATCAAGTCATTGATGTATGAAGCTACTAACCTATCGCCCTCTTCTTTAATACATCTTTTTGAGTTCGACTTAACCTCTGTGGTTAAAAGCATAGGCTCTTCTTTAGTTAATGACGGAGAAGATATAGGCATAGCTTTTGGGGATCCCGATGACGCAGATAACGCCAACATCTTAAGGTTTCATAATAATATAAAAGTTATCGACTCCTATATATATTGGCAAGGAAAAACTTATTTCCCAGCACCAATCCAAGCCGAAGGATTTGATATAAGCTCAAGAGGAACGCTTCCGACCCCTGTTTTAAGGATAACCGCGCAAAAAGAAGAAGAAATAGAAGCTCTAAGCATCTTAAGAAGAACTGTTCATAAATACGGAGATATAATAGGCGCAAAAGTAACAAGAATAAGAACCTTCGCAAAGTATTTAGACGCTAAAAACTTCTCTGACATAAGCCAAGTTGACTCGACTCAAGGAGCCTACCCTTCCCCATTCCCCGATGAATACGAGCCAGACCCCTACGCAGAATTCCCAAGAGATGTTTTTTATGTAGAAAGAAAATCTAGTGAAAACAAAGTAAACCTAGAATACGAATTAAGCGCGTTAATAGATGTCGAAGGAATTAAACTTCCGAGAAGGGTTGTCCTTTCTCAAAAATGCGGTTTCACCTACAGAGGATGCGGATGTTTTTACGAGCAAAAAGAAAGCAAAAAGCTCGTCGCATCATCCGTGGCTTCGTCTGGTTGGTCGAAGTCATTAACATCTGGTGCTTGGGGAGCGAGTCAAAGTCATTCAGCATTTACACAAGCATCCACTACTGGAAGCGGAACGGGTGCGCTCTTTTCTGTGGAAACAGACACCGGGGGAATCCCGACCTTTACTTGGGTTTCGGGTGGGTCTGGATACGCGGCAGGCGACACACTCACATTTAATGATCCGTATTTATCTGGCGAATCCTGCGTCTTGCATGTTAATGGTCTCGGGGGGCAGCCCGACATTATAGCTGGCCCCGGCACAATGAGCCCCCTTTTGGCTAAATGTGATATAAGAGACAGCCAGTTAGCCCTCCCCGAAAAGGCTCCCCCCGTTGCCACAATAAGAGACGAAAACATAAAAAGTATTCTGGGGCTAACCGAACTAACCCCTATGGGAAAATGGACAAATAAAGAATATAAAATAGGAGAATACGTTAAAATGACAAAAAATAAAATCAACTATTACTTTGTCGCTAGAGTCAATATTCCCATGTCAGAAAACGGCGCCTCTAAATACGCCCCTCCAAACCCAGACTACTGGATCTCAGACATGTGCTCAAAAACCCTGCACGGATGCAGGAAAAGATGGGGAGCAAAAGGAGCAGTTGAAATAGGAGAAACAAAAGACTTTACAAAAGGAGAACTCCAATATGGAGGCTTTCCAAACGCTACCAGACTAGACCAAACGCTAACATAATGCGATGATTATTTCAAAAGAAACAAAAGAAAGAATCAAAAAGCACGCTTTAAAAAACCAAAGCGAAGAATGCTGCGGTCTGATAGTGCAAACAAAAGAAAAATTCGACCTTGAAACCTTTGAGTGCAGGAATTCTGCCGAAAACAAGCAAACCTTTTTTTCGTTAAACCCAAAAGATTATCTTAAGGCGTCCTTACGTGGCGAAATAAAAGCCGTCTACCACTCTCATATTTCTGACAACGAAGAGTTCAGCGCAGGAGACAAAGAGAATAGTAAAAAACATCAAGTGGACTATCTCTTATATAACATAAAAAACGATTCGTTTCATCTTTACGAACATAAAAAAAATGGAGTAAGTAACCTGTCTAAAAAGTTTAAGTGGGGCGTAGCAGACTGTATAATGTTAGTTGTAGACTATCTAGAAGAAAAAGGAGTAAAAATAAAAAACGACATACTCACTGTAGGAAAATATAACTCAAGAGACTCTCGTTGGCCCGAGAAATTTCCTAATTTAATAGAAGACGTGCTAAACGTTAACAATAAGTTTAAAAAAATAAACAAAAACAGCATGCAAGAAGGAGACGTGTTATGCTTTTCTATATTCAAGTCAAGATTTGCGCCTCTCTACGACCACTGGGCTGTTTTAGTAGGAGATAACCAAATCTACCATCACCCAGTCAACAGGCACCCAACAGTCGAAGACTTGGGTAATTTTTATAGATCCAAACTAGTAGACGTGTATAGATATTCAAAATGAACAGCAGCTTAGTAAACATAAAACTTCACGGAGCCCTCGGCAAACAAGTAGGCAGGGAGTCTTGGAAAATGGCAGTTTCTTCAGTAGGAGAAGCCATGAGGGCCATAGAAAGTCAAAGTAAAAAACTTTACAAAAGCTTAATCAAAAACGACAAGCAAAACATAAAATATAGAGTCCTGATAAACGAAAAAGATTTTTTGTACGACAAAGAAAAAGACATAAACACAAAAGAAGGGGTTCAATCTTCTGAGCTTATTAGAGAGTTCAAAAATTTAGAAAGCATTGACATTGTACCAGTGGTTGAGGGCGCCGATTTTAAAGATGTATTTGCTATAATTGTCGGGATCGTATTAATAGTCTTGGGGGTTTTTACCTACGGAGCTACGACTCAAATGGGAATGGCTCTCATTGCTGGAGGTTTAGGCTTAGTAGCGGCGGGTGTCGCTAACCTGCTTACCCCCATGCCCGAATTTGGAGATTTTCGAGAAATAGAAGGCGGAGGTCGTACGTCTTATCTCTTTGCTGGTCCGGTAAATACAGTAAGAGAGGGCGGTCCGATCTTTATTGGGTACGGAAGATTAATGGTCGGTAGTCAAGTTATTCAGTCAAGCATAGACACCTTTGATGTTGAGTCTGGGAAGAAGAAAAATACAAGCAAGCTCACCAAAAGTGAACACTGGGGAAAAGAATACTACGGCTTGGACTATCGCGACAATGTCAGAAATAAAGGCGAGGAAACAGTTCAAGGTATGATGAGAAAAAGAGCTGCCGAACACAACGAACAATCTGCCGAAGCAGACAAATGCGCTCCCCATAAAAACGTAGACACTGAAGTAACCACTATTATAACTTCTGACGGAGACGACTATACAGTAGTTAGAACAACTCCCATAATAAAACCTCATGTTCCGTAAACGAAACAAAAACTAGACGATGAGCAAAGATCAAGCAGAAGCAAGACAACCTATTTTTGACGAAGCAGGGGTGTCTCGCGTAAAAGGTGGAGACAACCTTTATACTTCTCTATCCACTCTGGACGTTAGCGACTTGTTATCAGAAGGAGAAATAGAAGGACTGGTGAGCGGCGAATATCATTTTGCTGGAAACATTGGGGAAACCGGATACCAAACCTATACATTTAAATCCTACGTCGCCTTAGATAAAGACGGATCATGTAGCGACAAACTAGGGTATTTAAGATCTGTTTACTGGAACGAAACTCCAGTAGTGGATAAAAATGGATTTTATAACTTTCAAGAAGTAAACCTAGAATGGACAGAAGGAATACCTCAAGGAAAACTTCCTGCGTTGAACCCTAACTTGCCTAACGATAAAAACCTAAAAGGTGAAGACGGATTTGAGCTCACTCTATTCAGAAACATTGGAGAAAGACTATTCGGACCAAGCATAGAGCTCGGAGAAGGGAAAACGCCCGGCTACTACAGTAAAAACGCGCGGGGGGCTAAGCTTGAAACTGCTCCAAACTCTCCCATTATCCTAGGAGATATCGATAGAAACGCAAAAATATACACCGTATCGAACAAAGAGTGCGTGGCCGTAAGAGTGAATATAAAAGTTACAAAGCTTTTAGAAAACATACAAGACGATCAAAAAGACAATATTAAAGAACAAAAAGGAGACGAAGACCGTAGAGGGTTTTTTGCGCAACCAGAAGACACCATGAAGAACGGCACGCAGCAGCCATACGGCGGCGGCGACATGCGAGCTCGCAAAATTAAATACCAAATTTACACCCGTCCGATTTTCGACACAAAAAACCTTAAAGGAAGACAAGGGAGTTCTCGCGCAGACAATTTTG